ATTCTTAGATGTGGATTATAGAAAAGCAAGTTCTAAAATGGTTTGTTTCTATGTTGGAAAACCATCTCAGTATTTGGAATTACCAAAAGGTAATTTTAGGTTTAGAGATGATGCATTTGATATGAGTAGAGCGTCTGAAAACCCACTAATTGAAAATTATGTCGGTAAAAAAGATTGGGGGGTTTCAAATAAATGTGTTGGTTTTACCGTTGACATTGGTACTAGAAACCAAAATGTTTTTTATTCGTTCAGTGTTTCCCAAGATAATGGTACCGCGACTTCAGAATCAATTTCCACTCAATTAAACATGGTTGACCAAGCTTCAGGTAAAAATGTTGCAACTCAGAATGCTGGTTTATATAATTTATATAAACAAAGAAGTTATAAATGCTCAGTCGTTTGTTTAGGTAATGCGTTATTGCAACCAACAATGTATTTTAATTTAAGACATGTTCCGATGTTTAACGGACCATACATGATACAACAAGTTGAACATTCAATCCAACCCGGACAGTTTCAAACAACTTTCCAAGGGATTAGACAGGGAGTATATGATTTACCGGCAATTGATAATTTTATTCAAAGTATTAACCAAAATTTATTAACAAAAGTTGAAGAACTTCTTAAAATTAAAAAAGACACAATTAATGTTTTAAGTGCTTCAACAGAAAGTAATAAATCGAATAATACAGTACAATCCGCAAATAACACTCAAGGAACGACTAATGAGTTTGAAAGTAAGGTATTACCAATTTATCTTAATAAGAGATATCAGTCGACTAATGCGGTACTTACTGAGATGACTCCAACAAAGTTCTCAGCTGAGTTAAAAAGGATTATGCCAAATAATCTTGAATTGGCGACAATTATTTATTGTATTTCATACATTAGAACTTTCCAAAAAGATAGTAATAGTGGATTAGGTAAGTTTAATGGTTGGAATAATAATTTTGCAACTGCACCTTTAAATGTTGATTATGGAGAAATTGACGGAACTTTTTTAAGTACTTATTCTTGTGTTAATCTTAACCCTAACCCATCAACAAAAGAATCATTACCTATCGCCAATTTTGCGACAATAGATACTTTTATCTCTTTTATGACGGCAAGATTACGAGCTAGAGTTCAACAAATATTAGATATTGGGCTTGTTAAATATTATGCTAGTTATTGGCCGGTTAAAAATATAACTGAATCATATTATGATACGCATATTGATGACTATAAAAATTTAAAGGAAACTTTTGATGATGCGTTAACTTCGGCACTTAGTGTTGGTATTGCAACAAAGGCAATTGTTGAAGATTTAAAAAATACAATAATTAAGGTTGAAGGACAAGGTTCAAGTAACGGAGTTCCAACAATTACCGCGGTTACTTCACAATTATCTTGTCCACCACCGGTAATCACATCATTCTCACCATTATCAGGTAATACAGGAACAATAGTTCAAGTTAATGGTACTGATTTTAACGGGGCAACTTCAATTAAAGTTAATGGGGTTGATATACCAACAACAGGGTTTACAGTATTTAATGCAACAACATTACGATTTAATACTCCGATAGTTGGTACAGGTAATGTAGTTAATACAGGTAAAATTGTTATTACAACACCTAATGGTACCTTTACGAGTGTTGGGGAATATACATTTGACCCATCAATTGTTGCATCGGCAGCTTCATCTCCGGGTGGTTATCAAAACCCTGAAAATCAAACCGCTAACGCGCCTCAAGCAGAAACTCCAAATACTAATCCTCAAACTGTTGGTCCATTAACCATGATTGGTACTGCAATTCAATTGAATGAAAGTAAGACACAATCGTTAAATGTTAAGATAAACCCACAAGCGACCGGATGGGTTTTGGCCCCTAACGCTGACATGAGTTATACAGTGTATGAACTTCAAGATGTTAATAATACAGTTACTCGAAAATTAATTACAAAAAGTTTGGTTGGTGTTGGTGGACAAGTATCAAATAATGAATTTAATATTACCTTGACAGATGTTGAAAGTTATTTTATAAATGATATACCAAAAATTGAAGGTAAAACACAGATTGACTTAGTGTTTATATTAAAAGCTTATAAAGGTCAAGAACAACCGGTAATACAACAATTCCAATTTAAAGTGTGGTATACAGCACCTGGTCAAACCCAAGTACCGGTTGAAAATGTTCCAACAACTCAAACTGCTCCAACATTCCCTCAGAAACAGATATCATTAATTAAACTTACTGATTCTCCAAATTTACAAGGGGACGGATGGAGTTACTATAATATTAAAAAACCTGCTGGTGGTTATATTACATATAACTTTACTATTGATGGGGTGACATTTAATGAGCAAAATGTTGCTAGTAGTAAAATTTTAGATGCTAACACATATGAAGTAATTAATTATGGTGGTAGTGGAGGTGTATCAACAAACTACACAAATGAAATAATCATTAATAAATTAGGGTCTTTTAGATTACAAGTTGATTATAGACCATATGGATTTACCTCACCAACAGGGGGTGAAGTATTGGTACAAACAATACTAAGTGATGTTTTCACTTTATAACATAACGATATATTTATAATAAAAACAATTTTATGAACATAAAATCAGCATTAGACAACTATCTTGGGAAATCAACTAGAGTTTCTCAAACAGATAACGGTGATGGAACACAACAAGTTTGTGATTTAGACACAGGTGATTGTTATACAATCAGAGAAAGAGATGGTCTTATTGAGAGAGCCGGACACCAAACAACAATTAACAGAAAAGTTAGAGTTGAAACGGCAGGAGGAATTAAACAATTATTAAACGGATAATTAAAATGGCTTTAGATAGAAAATTAATACAAGAAATTACGAGGTATCATAATATTAACAATTATATTATGGAACAGGCGGCAGTTGAACCTGAAACCCCTATTGGAGATGAATTAGGAGCTTTAACACCAGCGCCGGTACCACCGGGAGAAGAAACTACACCGGCTCCCGCTCCATCTGAGGCAGTACCACCACCGGCACCCGGTAACGCTCCACTTGATGTGGCAAATGACCCTGATGTGGAAAAAATTAATGATGATGGTAGTTCTGAAGAATCAACTGATGATAGTGGAAGTGAAGAACTTGAAATTACTGATTTAGTTAATTCTCAAAAAAACATTGAAACTAAACAAGATGAATATTTTGAAAACTTATTTAGTCAACTTTCTAACTTAGAATCCAAATTAGGTGAGATGGATAATGTAATGAACAAATTAAACTCACTTGAAAGTAAAATTGAAAAGTATCGAGAAAAAACTCCTCAAGAGAAATTAGAATTGAGAAGTTATGATTCATACCCATTCAACCAAAAACTTTCACAATTCTTTGACGATAAACAAGATGAAATGGAAATGACCGGAAAAAATGAATATGTTTTAACTTCCGACGAAGTTGAAGATATTAATTCAAGTGATATTAAAAATTCCTTTCAACCTGGTTCTCAACCAGATGACTACAAAACCTCATTCAAACGATAATAAAAACTTCAAAGGTGTCTTAACGGACACCTTTTTTAATTTGACTTTTCACGATTTATCACTTATATTTATTTAACAATTTAACTATTTAATTATTTAACACATGAGTTCATTAGACGCCGTATTGGCACAGTACGAAAATTCAAAACAATCAGGGGGCGGGGCCCAAGGAAAAATGTCGCAAGACGAAAGAATGAAAAAATATTTTGCACTTATCTTAGGTGATAAGGAGCAATCAGGACAAAGAAGAGTTAGAATCCTGCCTACAAGTGATGGTTCATCACCATTTAAGGAAGCTTGGTATCATGAGATACAAGTTGGAGGACAATGGCAAAAATTCTACGACCCGGGAAAAAATGATAACGAGCGTTCACCTTTAAATGAGGTTTACGAAGAGTTAATCTCAACCGGAAAAGAATCTGACAAACAATTAGCTGCTCAGTATCGTTCTCGTAAATTCTATATCGTAAAAGTTATCGATAGAGATAATGAGGACCACGGAGTTAAATTTTGGAGATTCAAACACAACTACAAAAACGATGGTATCTTAGATAAAATCATTCCAATTTGGAGAAACAAAGGTGATATCACTAACGCTCAAGACGGTAGAGATTTAATCATTGAATTATCTAAAGCTAAAACTCCAAAAGGAAAAGAATATACGACTGTATCTACAATTATGTATGAAGACAAAGGTCCTGTACATACAGACCAAGCACAGGCAGATGCTTGGATTAATGATGAGTTAACTTGGTTAGATGTTTATTCTAAAAAACCTGTTGAATATCTTGAGGCGATTGCTCGTGGAGAAACTCCAAGATGGGATTCAGAAAAAGGTGGATATCTTTATGAAAGTGATTCAGTTGGTACAGAGTCTTTCGGAGGAGCTAGCTCAAATCAGACTCCAATGGACCCACAAATGAATGATTTACCGGATGAAGAGCTGCCATTTTAAAATAAAACTTGGACATAAAACTTGGACAGTAAGACATACTTATTGTCCAAGTTTTAATCTTATTACAATATGACGTTTAAAGAAGAAATTGACTTACAATCAAGAGATAATAAAATGTTATCTTATGAAATCCTAAGTCAACTAAAAGATAAAACTTATTTCTCAGGGAGAAGTAAACAAATTGGTGACAGTGTTTTATTTGGTATGTTAGATGAAGGGGTTAATGAAGAAGGTGTAATTAGTAGTCGGATAATTACTTTTCATGAAGAAGAGATTGATGTACTATATGAAGAAGACCCTTCAAAATACAATAGAAATAAAACAAACAAATTACCACACATTAAAAAAATAGAAAATGGCGATTAAGAAAAACGATTTTAAATCAATTAAAGATAAATTCTCTGTATCGGCAAAATATAAACCACAAAGATTTTTTGACTTAGGTCCGGACTTTTTGGATGCGGTTGGATTACCGGGACCGGCTATTGGACATATCAATATGTTTTTAGGCCACTCGGATACAGGTAAAACAACAGCACTTGTAAAAACAGCGGTTGATGCTCAAAAGAAAGGGATTCTTCCTGTGTTCATTATTACTGAACAGAAATGGTCGTTCGAACATGCTAAGTTGATGGGATTTGATTGTGAGGAAGTGGTTGATGAAGAAACCGGAGAATTAGATTGGGATGGGTTTTATATCTTCAATAATAATTTTGACTATATTGAACAAATTACTGACTACATCAATAACTTATTGGATGAACAAGAGAAAGGTAATTTAGATTACAGTTTATGTTTTATGTGGGATTCAGTTGGTTCTGTTCCTTGTAAAATGACTTATGAAGGTAAAGGTGGTAAACAACACAATGCATCCACATTAGCGGATAAAATTGGTATGGGTATCAACCAAAGAATTTCAGGGTCTCGTAAAGCGGATTCAAAATATGAAAACACTTTAATTATTGTTAACCAACCATGGGTTGAATTACCGGATAATCCTTTTGGACAACCGAAGATTAAAGCTAAAGGTGGTGAGGCAATTTGGTTGAACTCTTCATTGGTTTATTTATTTGGAAATCAAAAAGGCGCGGGAACAACCAAAATTACTGCAACAAAAGACAAAAGAACAATTAAATTTGCTTCAAGAACAAAAGTTTCAGTTATGAAAAACCATATTAATGGATTAGGTTATGATGATGGAAAGATTATCGTTACACCTCATGGATTTATTGCAGGTAAAGACAGTGCAGAAGAAAAAACAAATATTGAAAAATATAAGAAAGAATACGCAGAATATTGGAAAGATATCATCGGAACTGACGGTGATTTTGACCTAAAAGAAGAAAAAGAAGCTTAGATATTATTCACCTTTAAATCACCAATGTGATTAAAACATTATTAATTGACGGGTCCAACTTAATGAAGATTGGATTCCACGGAGTAAAAGACCTCTATAGTGACGGAAGTCACTTAGGGGCAATTTACCACTTTATCAACACAATTCGAAAATTCCTTGAGGAACATAACTACGATAAGGTAGTTGTATTCTGGGACGCCGAACATAGTTCATCCACTCGGAAAGAACTTTATCCACAATATAAAGGAAATAGAAAGCAAGATATGAATGAGTATAAACTCGAATCATATTTAACTCAAAATGCTCGTATTAAAGAATATCTTGAAGAAGTCTTTGTTAGACAAGTTGAGATGGTTAATAACGAAGCGGATGACTTAATTGCTTATTATTGTCAAATGTCGATTGATGAAGACATTACCATTTTTTCATCAGATAAGGCCCTTACGCAACTTATCTCGGATAAAGTATCCGTTTACTCACCAAACTCAAAACAATACTTTAAACAGGGTGATTTGATTACGATTAACAAAGTTCAAATACCCCACTATAATGTCTTAACTTGTAAGATTCTTACAGGTGATAATTCTGACAATATTAATGGTATTGAAGGTTTAGGTGAAAAAACTTTAGTTAAATTATTCCCTGATATGCTGGTTAAACCATGCACTATGGACGAAATACGAGTTAATGCCGGAAATATCGTGCAAGAAAAGAAATCAAAAGTATTGGAAAATATTTTGATTGGTAAAACAAAAAATGGTATACTTGGTGAAGAGTTTTACTTAACAAACAAAAAAATAGTCGATTTATCTAACCCTTTAATTACAGAAGATGCAAAAGAATTAGTAGACCAAATTATTACCGACACGATTGACCCAACAGATAGAGGGTATAAAAATCTAATGAGACTTATGATGGAAGATGGTCTTTTCAAATATCTTCCAAAAAACGATGAAGCTTGGGTCAACTTCCTAAGACCATTTATGAAATTAACAAGAAAAGAAAAAAGAAACACAAACAAAAACTAAAATTATGAGAGAACAAGAAAGTACTAAGATGGAATTTTTATTGTCATTAAATGATAATATCGTAGTTCAAAGATTCTTTAATGTACGGGGTTATAACTCAAAAGCGAAGAGCTCAATTGAGTTATATGAATTCATTATCGAATTTAAAAGAGAAATGCAAGAATACTTGAAAATGAAAACATTGGCGTATATGATGGATAACCAAGATTCAATTATACATGACCCTACAATTATGGACACATCGTTCACTGATGGACCCGAAATGTTTAACATTTATATTAAATTAGGTGAACAGACAATTTGTCATAGAATTTTTGATGGAAAATTTTATCCACCAAAAGTTCGATATACTGTCGATGTAAGACCATTCTTAAAGGAAACTCTTCGAGGATTGACTGACATTTTTTCAGATAAAAAATTAAGTTACAATTATTTGGAACTTGACTTGGCTAAGTAAGTATTTAATAATACAAGGATAACTTTAAAACAATTTATGAATAAAAATTTCGATTACTTAGGAAACACATTTCAAATACAATTACTAAATCAGATAATAGTAGATAAAGATTTTTCATCATCTATAATGGATGTTATAGAGTCTGTATATTTTGATAACAAGTATTTTAAAATCATTTTACAGATGACAAAAGAATATTATAAAAAATATGAATCTACTCCTAATTTTGATACTTTAGGACAAATAGTTAGGTCCGAAATCTCACAAGAAATGGTCGCTAAAATTGTTTTAGATACAATCAAACAAATTCAAGACGCTCCAATTGAAGGGACAATGTTCGTTCAGGAAAAAGCTTTAAAGTTTTGTAAACAACAAGAACTTCAAAAGGCGATGGACAAAGCTCAGAAAATTATTACTCAGGGAGACTTTGAATCATATGACAAAGTTGAAGGATTAATGAGGGACGCATTACAGGTCGGAGAGATTGATAAAGGTCAGACAGATATATTTGAAAATTTAGATACTGTTTTAGATGAAGATT